AGATGCTTGTTACCTATCAATGGCTATGCAGTACCACCATACCCAAAGCATTTAGAGGAGGATCATCCCGATGTAACGAGGTGGAGACTACAAGCTAGGTATATACATGAGAAGAATGAAAGGACTAGAAGTAAACGGATAGCACAAACAAAACTCTTATGGATAGCAGATAAGTTTAAAGATGAGGATGAAATCTATTTCGTACAGCAACTAGATTTTCGTGGTCGCTATTACTCAAGGCCACCATTCTTAAATCCTCAAGGTAATGACTTGGCTAGGAGCTTACTTGTCTTTGCTCATGGCACACCTATCAAGAATGAGGATGATCTCAATTGGCTACGCATACATGGTGCAAATCTATATGGATTGAAGTCCACCTTTAATACACGCATTGACTGGGTACTAGATAAAGAACAGCTAATCAGTGGAGCCGGCAATGATCCTTGGCTTAATGCTGAATTCTGGATGAGAGCTGATAAGCCGTGGCAATTTCTATCCTTTTGTCGTGCTTACTATCTCTTTAAATGTGAGGGCTATGGACATATCTGTAATCATGCAGTGAATTTAGATGCCACTTGCTCAGGCATACAACACTACAGTTCTTTACTTGCTAATCAGAAGATGGCAAGCATGGTCAACCTGATTAATACTGAACAACCTCAAGATATATATGGTGAAGTAATCAATAGAGTTAATGACAGACTAAGAGATCACACTGATGAGAGAGCTAGAAGATGGATGGAACTACAACCTGATCGCAGCTTGGCTAAGAACATAGTGATGTGTACTCCATACTCAGCAACACGCACTGCCTGTTATTACTTTGCTTATGACTGGGCACAGAAAAGAGGGAAAGAATTATATACACATGGAGGATGGACTACTAAGAAGGGAGCCATGACAACGGTTCACTTCATGGCAAAGATCCTCCATGATGAGGCGACTGCCTTGATCCAGCCAGCGGTCAAGGCTATGCAATGGTTTAAATCCATTGGTCGTAAAGCTGGCCAACAAAACAAACCACTTACATGGTTGAGTCCTAGTCAACTACCTGTTGTTCAGGACTATAAGGACATAAGGAAGACACGCATTCAGTTGAACTATCTATCTGATGTTCACTTAGATATACGTGCTAACGAGGAGCTAGAAGATTTGGACACCAAACGTATGGCTAATTCACTATCGCCTAACGTCATCCACTCTCTTGACTCTAGTCACCTTGCCTTTGCTGCTATCCATGCAGACATGAGTGGTATTAAAAACATAGGAGGTATCCATGACTGCTTTGTAAGTACACCAAGTGAGATGAGTCAACTAAGAGACTCAGTTCGATGGACATTTGCTGAGATGTATAAACAACCTTGGCTTAGTCACATCACAACCCACCTCACCAAACAAATCGACACAACTAAAGGGAAAGAGTTACCACCTACTCCAGTAGCAGGTGACTTCGATCCATCATCCGTTAAACATTCAACCTATTTCATCACATGAATCCCAAAGACTTTATAACTCCAGTGTGTAACTTGAGTTATGCCTTTATTACTACACATAAACTATCAACCATTGAGGAGAATGATCCAAGATGGGAGATCACTGGCATCATCCCTCTTAAGGATGGCAAGGCTACTACTAAAGAAGGAGAAGCCTTTATCTCTAGCATTGAAGGGTACTTCGATGAGTACAAGAAGGAACTAAAGGCTGGTAATCCTGATAAGAAGTTCAAGCTTCAAGAGTTTATGCCCTTTGGCTATAGATACTGTGACTCTAAGACTCTTAAGTTATTAAAGAACGATGAGCTTGGTGACTTCCAAGGTGAACCAATGGAGGTTTACTTTGTTAAGTGCAAGAGGAAACAGAAGGGAGTAAACAAGAAAGATGGTTCAACCTTTGAACGTAATGCTCCCTTACTAGCTGATGCTAATGGTGTAGAGATTTCATCTGAGAAATCAAAGCCATTAGCCAACGTAGATCCCACCTCAACAGGGAAGATAGCTTTCAATGCTTCACCCTATAACCACACTGGCTCAGGTGTAGGACTTGCACTTAATCTAAATGCAGTACAAGTAACATCATTTGTCGAATACCAAAAACAAGGGGGATCAACAAGTAATCCCTTTTCCAAAGAGGAGGGCACGTTCACGCAAGAAGACGCACCTTCATGCAACCCCTTCTCATCCTCAGATGAGGACGCATCCAGCTTCTAAATATAGAAGTAAGTTCGAGGCTGGTATTGCAGCCAGCCTTGACAAGCGTAGTGTCTCATTCAGTTATGAATCCCTTGTCCTTGACTACACATGGGAGGGCAGGTATAAGCCTGACTTCATTCTTCCAAACGGTGTAATCGTAGAGACAAAGGGATTCTTTTCCCCAACTGATAGGCGCAAAATGCTATGCGTGAAAGCTCAGCATCCACACTTGGATATAAGACTGTGCTTTCAAAACGCCAAAGACAAGATCAGCCGTGCCAAAAGATCTATTACTTATGGTCAGTGGGCTACAAGAAATGGATTCAAATGGAGCAGCGGCATTATCCCTGATGATTGGTATGACTCCAACCCAAAGATATAAGCACATCTCAATTAGAGGTGACAACACAACTCTTGTTGATGACTATGCACTAATCGAAAAGAAAGATCGGACTGGTCGTTCTGGTAAGAACATCAAGTGTCCTGAATGTGGCCATGTTCAAAGGGCATATCACTTGGCATGGTCAAAGTGTTTTTGTTCTGGATGCAGGCAGTACATTCCTAAATACAACGGCTGGTTAATCGACCAACTATGAACACTCAACAACGTATTGACTACGCATCCAAGCGTATAGATGAATTGCGTCTACTCATTAAACACTGGGAGGAACATGAAAGAGAAAAGCAAGTACCTAAGAAAGAGTCCATGCCCTGAATGTGATAGCAAGGACAACCTCGCTTGGTTTGATGATGGTCACGCCCACTGCTTTGGATGTGGCTATCAGTATCAACCCAACAAGAAAGAAAGCAAACCCTTTACACCTAAGAAACCTGTTATGAATCCCTTCAAGAAAGAAAAGGTAACTAAACCACTGATCCCTAAGAATCAGATAGTTTATAAAGCCTTACCTAAAAGAGGAATCACTAAAGAAACTTGTGAACTATTTGAATATGGACTGTCTGAATACAACGGCCAGCCCGTTCAAGTTGCAACCTATCAAGATCACACTGGCAAAGATGTAGCTCAACACCTCCGATTCAAAGACAAGAAGTTCATTTGGTTAGGAGATATGTCAAAGATTCAATTATGGGGACAACGCTTATGGAGACAGACTAATCAGAGTCAAGTCTTTTGTGTTGTTGCAGAAGGTGAACTCGATTGTCTTGCCGCCTCACAGATTCAAGGCAATAAGTTTCCTGTAGTTTCCTTGCCGAGTGGAGCGCAGAGTGCTAGCAAATATTTAGTAATGAATGAGCTATGGCTCGCAGGACATCTTCGCACAGTTCTATGTTTCGACAACGATCAAGCAGGTAATGACGCTGCCCTCAAAGCAACAGAAGTTTTGGCTGGAGTACCTGTCGCTATTGCACGACTGCGAGAATTTAAAGACGCAAATGAAATGCTGCTCGCAGGAAAAGGAGATGAACTTAAAGACATATTATGGAAAGCTATACCCGTTAAGCCAGAAGGAATAAGAGATAGTGCTGACTGTTGGGATGAGGTAATCAAGCAGGGTGCTGACTCTATCTGTACCTATCCGTGGCCAAAACTAAACCACATGATGCGAGGGATCAGACGTTCAGAGATGAACCTGATTACAGCAGGTAGTGGTACTGGTAAGTCCAGTATGTGTAGGGAGTTAGCTCATCACTTCCTAACTAGAGGACTGAAGGTTGGATACATAGCACTAGAAGAAAGCATCCAACGCTCATTGCAAGGGATCATTGCAGTAGATCTATCCAAACCTATACACCTTGACTCATCCTTAGTAGAGGAGGAGGAACTAAGAGAATCCTTTGATCGTCTGTGTTCTACACACCGACTACATCTATACGATCACTTTGGTTCAATGGATCCTGATACGTTGTGTCAACAGATTCAGTACCTTGCGAAAGTAGAAGGAGTAGATGTTGTCTTTGTTGACCACATCACCATTGTGGTTAGTGGACTCGACAACGTGGACGAGAGAAGGAGTCTTGATATCACTGTCACTAAGCTCAGGCAAATCGTTGAAGCCACTGGCATAACCCTCTTTCTCGTCTCCCATCTCAAACGCCCAGAAGGGCGAGGCCATGAAGAGGGAACCAAGGTTTCGCTTAGCCATCTAAGAGGATCACATTCACTAGCTCAATTATGCGATGGATGTATCTGCGCTTCAAGAAATCAGCAAGGTGATGCCGCTGAACGTAGCGAACTGCAACTTGCTGTATTAAAGAACCGACATTGCGGTTCAACAGGTGAGGCCGACAAGCTTCTGTACTCAGAACAAACAGGCCGCCTATCCACTCCACTATTTAATTAACCCACCATGACTTTATTACTAGATGCCGATTGGCTTGTCTATTCATCCTGTTGTGCATGTGAGCATGACTATCGCTGGGATGAGTGGAATCATTCACTTCACTTAGATGAGAAGGAAGTACACGAACTGATTCAATACAGAGTTGAACAGTACCAAGGTATAGCTGAAGACTCAGGTCAAGTAATCATGTGCTTCAGTGAGTACCCAACCTTTAGACATACACTCTCTCAAGATTACAAAACAAATAGGATAGGCAAGCGCAAACCTTTAGGATTAAAGAGAGTAATAGAACGAGTCGCTGACTACTATCACTCTGTTAGTTTCCCTAACCTAGAAGGTGATGATGTTATGTCGTTACTTGCTACCGGTGGACGATATGATAATCCAATAATTGTTTCTGTTGATAAAGATATGCGAGGTGTACCGTGTACCTTGTTAGCTAAAGATGATCTTGAATTAGTAACAAGAAAAAAAGCAGATAGAAACTGGATGTTACAAGTATTACAAGGTGATGCGACTGATAATATTAAAGGACTAACAGGTGTTGGACCTAAGACTGCTGAGAAATTGTTAGGCGATTTGGAATCACCTAAAGATATGTGGAACAAGGTACTAGAAGAGTACAAAAAGAAAGGGAGGACTTATGCTGATGCTGTTATGACTGCTCAATTAACACGCATCTTGCGTGATGGGGAGTACGATCATGTAACAGGTGAAGTTAAATTATGGGAACCAATTTATGAATGAAGAAGAGCTATGGCCTCCTATTGAGGAGGCTTTAATTAAGAAGTTAGATGAAATATATCCAGAGAAATGTCCTGAATTAGAAGCAAAAGATAGAGATATCTGGCATTATGGAGGTGCAAGGAGTGTAGTGCGGATGCTCATATCCGTCTATGCTGACCAAAACAAGCTTAATGAGGATTGATTATGTGCGGAGGCGGAGGCGGAGGTAGTCAACCCGACAACTCGGAGATGATAGCTCTCCAAAAAGAACAAATGGAGGAACAGAAGCGTCAGTATGAAGAACAGAAAGCAGAACAAGAGAAAAGATATGCAGAACAGAAGGCTATAGCTGAAGCACCACCAGCACCAGCGCCTAGTCCGGTAGCAATGTCAGCAGCTTCAGCACTAGAAATAACTGATGGATCTTCAGCCGCCGCACCTACTAGTCCTCTTGCAAGAAGTAAAGGATATGGTAGGAAACAATTTAGAACAGACTTAGAAGCAGGCAGTGGCCTTAACATCCCATAAATGGAACTAACACTAACTACTGATGTTGATGCAGTAGAAAAAAAATATGTTGAAGAGAAAGGTAGTGGCACTGCCGCTGCTAGATATCAACAACTTTGCACAACTAGAGATCCTTATCTTCAAAGGGCTAGAGATTGTAGCAAAGTAACTATCCCTTCTCTTGTACCTGAGACTCACCTTGGAGATCATGGCAGATTAAAGACACCATACCAATCAGTAGGTGCACGTGGTCTAGGGAACCTGAGTACAAAACTAGAGCTTAGTCTCTTCCCTCCTAACTCTCCTTTCTTTAAGTTAGAGATAGATACCCTTCTCTTACATGGTGAAGATGTAGATCCAAAGATGAAGACAGAACTAGACACTGCCTTGGTAAAGGTAGAGCTAGCTGTAATGACAATGCTTGAGACTATGAGCGCACGTGCTTCAATGCACGAAGCATTCAAACAGTTGATAGTTGCAGGCAATGTTCTTCTCTATGTAAATCCAGAAGGCATAAGAGTTATACATCTTGATAGATATTGTGTAGTACGTGATCCAATGGGATCTATTACTGAGATTGTTATTGAAGAAGAGGTATATCCTGAAGCATTACCTGAAGGATTCTTGCCTGATGATGTAACAACTGAGGAATCAATAGGCCCGACTAAGAAATCAGTAAAGATACATACATGTGTACATTATGAAAATGAAAAATGTTATTGGTATCAAGAAGTAAAAGGTAAACAAATAAAAGGAACATCAGGTATGTGTCCTGAAGAGTGCTCTCCTTTTATCGCATTGAGGTGGGAGCGAATTGATACAGAAGAATACGGACGTTCATATATAGAACAGTGGTATGGAGATTTAACAGCACTGGAATCTCTTTATCAAAGTGTGCTTGAAGCAAGCGCAGCTATGAGCAAGGTGTTGTTCATGGTTAATCCCAATGGAACTACACGACCACGCACATTAGCTAATGCTGCCAATGGTGCGATAGTTCAAGGATCAGCTAATGATGTCACTGTCCTTCAAAGCCAAGGGAAACTTAATGACTTGCAACTAGCTTCTAATACTATTGATCGGATTGAATCACGTTTATCATTTGCTTTCCTTTTAAATACAGCAGTACAAAGAGCAGGTGAAAGAGTAACAGCAGAAGAGATTAGATATATGGCACAAGAACTTGAGACTTCAATCGGTGGTTTGTATTCCATCCTGACTCAGGAACTACAACTACCTTTAGTTAGAAGGTTGATGTATATATTGCAGAAGCAAAGAAAGATTCCAACAATGCCTATGAGTGAGAAGACTGGAGAAGCAATGGTTAATCCTAAACCTGTTACTGGACTTGAAGCTATTGGTAGAGGTGATGATAGAAATAAACTTGTTGACTTTATAAGTACAGCACAACAGGCTTTAGGTCCAGAGATAATGATGAAGTATATAAATATGGATGAAGCACTGCGAAGACTAGCAGCTAGTGCTTCAATAGATACAACTAACTTAGTTAAAACATCTGAGCAACTACAACAAGAAGCTCAGGCTGCTTTGCAAGAACAACAACAACAGCAGCAACAAGAACAAATGGCTGCTTTAATGCAGTCATCAGCCGCAGCACAAGCGGTTAAAAACTACACAGCAGAAGGAGCACCCTATGGCCCCCAATACGCAGCAGGACTTAACCCCTCCGAAGAAAGCACCCAACCCAACGTCCTCCCAGACGGATTCGCAGCAGGTGAAGGCCTCCCCAGTGGAAACACAGGCGGCGGAGAAGCCCCCCCAGCCTAGTGGTGTAAAGGAGATCACTGTCCCTAAAGAAGCTACTATTCAGAAGACTGGTAAAAAGAAATCAGATCAACCAAAGCTCAGCAAGAATGCTGAAACAGGAGAGATTACTATTTCTTAACCCCACCACCTACACAGACCTAACCTTTTTTTATTATGCCTGAAGCTATTACTATTAAGGAAGATCAAGTTGAAGCACTATCTTCTGAGAACAAAGAACAATTAGAACAGTTAGATAAGACAGAACTAAAAGATAGTCCTGCCGATCTTTCTACTAAAGAACCACAACAAGAAGAAAGAAAATTAGCTGGTAAGTTTGATTCAACTGAAGCTTTAGAGAAAGCTTATGAAGAACTACAACAGAAGATGAGCAAGGGAGAAGAAACTCCTGAGCAAGAATCAACTGAAGAGAAACCTCAGTCAGCTAAAGAAATCTATGGTGACTACATAGGTGAGCGCTTTGATGAGGCAGGTATTGAATATGTTGAGATGAATGAGCACTTCCAAAAGGAAGGAACATTAAGTGATCAACACTTTGAAGAACTAAACAAAGCAGGATTCACAAGAGATGTTGTTGAGTCTTATCTTGCTGGCATCCAACAAAAGAGTGCAGTAACAGAACAACAGATCTATGACATCAAACAAGAATATGGTGGAGATACTGGCTACTCAAACATGATGGACTGGGCTGGCCAAACTTTATCTGATGCAGAGAAGAACGCCTTTAGTGTTGGTATTAATAATCCAAACATTGAAGTCGTAAAGCTAACAGTTGAAGGATTACATAGTAAGTATATTAAAGCTACTGGTACTGAGCCTCAGTTAATAGGAGGCAAGAAACCTTCTACTCCTACTGAGAGATTTGAATCATACGATCAATTAACTAGAGCAATGCAAGATGAGAAATATGCAACTGATCCTGCATATAGAAAGATGGTTGAAAGAAAAATTGCTAACTCTTCTATCTTCTAAAAGGCGCTGGCATTTGTGGGGCTGGTGTAGGTAGAGCTGGCCCTGATAAATCAGGTATCTGTATCGACTTAGTTACTTGCTCTATTGCTTTCTGCATTAAGGCATCCTTGTTTCCTTGGAACCAGAAGAAGCCATACGCCCCGCCACCAGCAATTGCTAAGACTCCAATACCTGAAGCAACTGCAATAGTATCAATAATTTTTCTCATTTGTCTGCTGCCTCCGGCGTATTACCTGCATCTAACCATTCCTTATAGAAAATATAATCCTTATTATCATCATCAAATGGTATAGAAGCACCATCTTCTTTTCTTAGAATCATGTTAGTTAATGGACCATCTAACCTCTTGTTATATATTTGTTTGTATGTGTACGTTGGGTTCATAGTTCTGCCTCTGCTTGATAATGGAAGTACGATTCATTGGCTTGGTTAGCAGCTCCTAGTGTCATACCTAGAAGTGCCATGTTAGGTCCAGCCTGAACAACAGTAAGAGTTACAGCAACGCTGGTACCTCCTGTACCTTTATAAGTATGTGCTGTACCAGTTGCACCAGTATTTGCATTATATACAGTTACTGTTGGGTTCCCTCGTTTGGTAACCATAAGAGGGTAGCTAATAGCAGTTACTGTGTCATCACTAGCAATAAAGTTTTGAGCACAAGGTTTAGAAGTACCAAATGAATATACTTCGTTAAAGTTATGGCCGGGATAATATCCGGGTGGGTAAGAATTTTCGTAATATCTTTGGCATTCAGCTAACTCCGTAGCTATTGGCCTCAATTCAAATGGTGTTGCTTCACCTATTTCAAGTTGTACATCACCTATGCTGAACCAATCATTAGCACCTGCTGTTCCTACTGGAGTAAACTGGAACGAAACTGTCATCTGAGTCTTATCATCTGGAATGGTATGTGTATGAGTAAATGTCTGAACTGAAGTAGTAAGAGTATTACTCTGTGAATTAGTCTCACTATTAGTCATACCGACTGGGTTTTGGTCAGTACCTTCTCCAGTACGAATAGAACTTGTCATAACACTAGATGCATTCGAATAGTTTGCACCACATTCTGCTTTGAAGCTAAGTGTTACTTTCTTACCAGCAAATATATAAGAGTCTTTACTTTCAAGACCTTGACATACTCCAGTTGGGTTTACTTGAGACGTACCATTATTTCTTTGGACTCTCAAACAATAACCACTATCATAAGCTATAGCTGAAGTCTGTTGACTTACAGTAAGATCTAATGCTCCACCATAACTTCTCCATCTATCGCAAGGTCCATAAGTGTTAATAGTACTATTTGTCGTTCCGCGTTGTGCGATTCTCATGCTTCCATTGATCAGGTGGTTGCGTCTACCTAATCCATAAGTACCTTTAACATCACCAGTTACATTGACACCAGTTGCAGTGGTTTTAATCTTCTCGACATTATCATGGTATAGATGTACTGCTCCATCTCCAAAGCAGTCAATACTTTTCTCACCAGCTTTAGCTTGGATGTAGATATTCCCACCACTATCTTCTATGTATAAATCACCTGTTGTATTCCTGAGACTACAGTTAGTTCCATCGTGTCTAAGATAAGCATCTGCATCACTACCTAAAGAAACTTTAACACCATCTGAAAACTCTAAAGAATCATCTGATTCGTCCCAATTAAGATCTTTACCAGAATTACTTTGATTTAAAAATTTTACATCACCAGTAAATATGCCACCTGCCAGAGGCATGGCACCTGATATCTTACTAACTGTTATTGCCGCATCAGCTTTAATGTCAGCGTTAACAATAGAACCATCTTCTATACCGCCAGAATTTACTTTAGTGAGTGCCATAGTTTTAGTTAATCAGGTTTCGGATACTTAGCTTTGACAGGATCGACTATATCTGTCTTCCACTTATCAAGTCCGTTATGGTAAATATAATCTAACTGTGTACCAAAATCTGGATACTCTCCAAGCCGTTTCATTTTATAAGATTCTTTTTCATTTAACCTTGTATGTTCTGTATTAATCGCATCTTCAGCAGGTTTAGTACCTGATATCATTCTTAGATCTTCATACTTACGATCCTTTCCATCCCATACAAATTCTGCATTTGGTAAAAGACTTAGTAAAGCATCAGCTTTTGAATAGTATTCCAAAGTTAACTCTCCAATTCAAAGACTGTAATTGAACCAGCAGCACCAAAGGTTGCTGTACCTAATCCACCACCATTATGTTTTTTAAAATTAACTGCATAAGTTAACTGGTTAGTAGTAGTTGGACTATCTAGATGAACACTATACATTGGCATTAAAGCTCTAATACCACCGGGGTTGGCATACGCTCCACCAGTATGTATTTCAGTTGTAGTTGTAGTCGTGTGATCATACCTAGTAATTTGAAACAGTCCATTACTTGATCCTGTTTGCATAGTACCAGCTGTTTCCATGATCACTAAAAATTTACAAGCATTAGATTGAGGGGTGAGTGAAACTGAATGTCCTGTTAGTGACTGATAACTATCGCTAGTAATATCTCCACTAAAAGTACTTGTTGCCATACGAGCAACAGCTTGTGATAGTTCTACACTCCCGACGAAAAGACCCATTATGATACCTCCGTTAAATTAAATTTATACTTCTTACCATTTCGTTTGTTAATCAAGAAGAGTTCCTCAGCTCCTTCTTGTATAGTATAACTCCCCCATGTACCGTCAACATCATTAGACGATCCTTCATTAGATAAGTTTAAGTCATTCGTATAGATGTTGGCCCATCCATTAGAAGATGATCCTAAGTCTCTAGTATTATTAGCTTCTGGTATTAAGTTTCCAGTTACAGTAGCACCAGCGGCTGATGTCTCCAGTTTCTTAACATTATCATGGTACAGCTCACACGCTCCGTTAGCTAAAAATCTTGCTCCAGTTTCATTACCTTGAACAGTAAAATTTATATTGCCACCACTTGTTAAAGTACCATCAGCACCTATCCTCAAATCAAAGTCATCTGAAGCAGGGGTTTTTAGATCAATAAATGCACCTGTCGATCCACCAATTTCAAGCGATCCTAAGCCATTTGTAGCTGTAAAGTAGGCACTTAAATTACCACTTGTATTTTCTACAGTTAAATCATCTGCTGTTACTCTTCCAGTTACATCTATTCCAGCACTTGTTGTTTCAAATTTTTTAACATTATTATGATTCAATTCTACAGCCCCATCACCAATGAACTTAGCCATTGTTTCGATGGAAGTTCCATTGTTTTGAATATGTATTTGCCCTGATGCAGTGCCTGATCTCAGTACACCTTGAGTTCCATCAGAGAAAATAATCATTTCTCCATACGTTCCATCTCCAAGTTTTACACTTACGTTATCGTTAAACTGAACAGCATTATTACCACCTACCATTGTTACATCAGACCAACCGATACCTTCAGTTGATCCATCCTTCTTTAAGTATTGTCCTGTACTTCCTGTATTACTTGTATTTAACTTAGCTAAATCAATTGTTCCTGCTGATGGAGTTCCAATATTAACTGTTGATCCAATTGTAATAATAAAGAACGGAGCACCTGTAGCTGGAGCAGCAGCTAATTGAAGAGCAGATCCATTGAGACTAAAGCCTTCTGATGGAAAACCACTACCTGAATTTGGCTTTTGAATTACACCATTAATACTTACAATTAATTGTTGTGCTACAGAAGGAGGATTGCTAAGAGTAAACTTCCTAGCTGTTCCATTAAATGTTGCACTACCACCCGGAGGATTATCACTTCCACTACCTAAACTTGATAGTGTATTTATAAAGAACTCACCAACAGATACGACCTCATCCCATGCGTTATTGGCTGCATTTCTGACATACATTTTGTCAGTATCTTGACTAAAGAATAGATCTCCAGCGTCATTATCTGATGATGGATTACTACCTGTTGCTGTTCTATATCTATTGTTGAAGTCATTAATATCATCTGACAACCGTTCTACATCTGCTTCTTTCGCAAGAACTTTATGATAAGTATAAGTATGAAGCGTTGTTGTAGTTTGAACTTGCAGTCCTATACCTGTTCCAAGTGTCTTGCTTTGTAGAGAAGAAGGGAATCCATTAATAGTTACGGTATTACCAGTGCCAGCTCCATTGGCAATAGTTGCGACTCCACTTCCATTAACAACAACACCACCTGCATCTGAAATAGATACAACTGTTCCAGCTCCATCGCTCGGATCTGGGTTGGTAGCAGGGAAAGAAGTCTCATTTGAAATTGCAACGAACCCTCCTAAGGCATTCGTTACAGTTAGAATTCGATCATTTACTGCTTTAGAAGTTGGGAACTCTGTGTCGCTATTGCTTGTAAGAGTAGTGGCTTTAGTCATGCCACTTACTACGTTTAAGTTTGTAGTAGTAGCAGTGACTCCATCTAATTTATTTAGTTCTGCTGTAGAAGAATTGAGTCCAGATAAAGTATTAAGTTCAGCAGTTGAAAGAGTTGCTCCGTCTAAAATTGCAACCTCACCTGATGTAAGTAATGCAATGTTTGCTGATGCTCCAGCTTGACAACCAGCAAGATTAGTTAGGTCAGCATCTAAAGGCTGCTTTGCATCTAGCTGTGTTTGTAATGCTGAAGTAACACCATCAACAAAGTTAAGTTCAGCAGTTGAAAGAGTTGCACCATCAAGTATCTGTGCTTCAGCTTGAGTTAGATCAGCCAACGCAGCGGCTGTATCAGAACTCATAGTTGCTAGTTCTGTTAACTCTGCATCTAGTGGCTGCCTTGCATCGAGTTGAGTCTGGACATTAGAAGTAACACCATCGACATAGTTAATCTCTGCTGTTGTAGCAGTTACCCCATCAAGAAGATTTAATTCAGTAGTGGTAACTGTTGCGCCATCTAGGATTTGGACTTCTGTATTAGTCAGATCAGCAAGAGAAGAAGCTGTACCTGAACTCATCGTTGCTAGTTCTGTTAGTTCAGCATCTACTGGCTGCGTTGTTGTATCTACATAGTTCTTTGTCGCTGCATCCTGTGCTGCTGTTGGATCAGAAACTTCAGTTAACTTTTGACTTCCTAATGTTGGTAGACCTGTACTAGAACTAATAGATATACCTTGCTTAAGACTGTCATCTAACTCTTGTGCAATATATAAATGCTGAAGATTACTGGTATCTAAATCACTAGCAGTAAGAGTCGAACCATCTGCATAATCAACAAGAACAGCAGCAGGAGGAGTAACTCGTCTAACTTCAACACGTGTACCAGAAGCAGGGGCACTAGCTAATCGTGCCGTAGTTGCATTATGGAAGGTAAAGCTAGTGTCTACATAGTTAACATAGACTTTTACATGTGCTTCCTTAATGTAAGGAAACGAGATTGTGTAATCGGTTTGGCTACTCCCTGCTGAGTAGATGGTGTATGCGTAGGCCATAGGTTAAGCGATGAGTTAAGCGATGAGTGCCCTCCATGCTTCAAGGTTACTCTGTGGTCCTAGGTTATCAGTTGTTGCATTTCTTTCCCAGTTAAATTGATCTTGTTCATCCTTCATCTCTTGCAACTCAGGATGCCTATTGAAGAATTCCTCGATTGCTAGTTTTTTATATAGATTAATTGTTTCCATTAAATAGTTAACCTTCTCTCCGGGGCCATGAATGTTTGGTCGTTGTAGATCTCTCTTGTCTCCGGGAATGACAACATTACCCATATCTCTTTTCCCTGCATAAACTGGAGACTCTCTAATTATTCTAGATAATTCTTCATGCAATGTAAGACCATCACTATTTTTTATCTCTTTAGTTCCAATAGTAATCAACTCATTCAATTCTTTAGTAGAAAGAATATAGTTAGATAATCCAAGCATTCTCCTATCCCATATAACAAACGATGAATTCTTACCAGTTAATCGTGCCATCTCTTCATCGACTATATCTGTAGATTGATTCCTAACTTTCAATGCACCTAATGGATTCAATACACCATTAACCATTTTGAATGGGTCCCATAGATATTGACTTAAGCCTGAGCCGAGATGTCCATCTAACACAATAGGTTCACCTGTTATTTGATGTAAGACAGCAGGCTGATTACGAGAGGAATAAGGAAGCTTTGCTCCAATTCTATTCATAGTATTTATCAATGTAGCCACTGGTCCCCAAGCTTCACTCTCTTCTATTCTTCGTAGTGTTGGATCTACCGAATTAGTTATATCTTGAACAACACCCGGAACTATCATTCCACTTAACAATCTCTCTAGCCATACACCAGCAGCACTGGACTTTCCTCGAATATGACGATGATCTCTAACATCAGTTATATCTTGGAATAGCTCAAACAAATCAGCTATTGGTTTTATCGTTGCATCGCCAAAGGGAGTTAGCCCTGCTTTAAAGATTGCATTTCTTAAAGCTGCTACATGGATTCCCATCATGGCAGTCAAGTCGTCATTACCATCATTTCTTTCACTGTGTGGGATTCTATCTAGTTCTGTTATATAACTACCGATGATTGCAAGGATAGGAGATGCAGCATCAAAAGCACCTACATTTACCCAAGGACCAGCACCACCCCAAGGGAACTTAAGCCTAATACTATTTGCTTGCTTTCCAATATTTTTCCACTTTTCTCTTTCTCTCCACTCAATAGGTTCAGGCCCACTAAATTCCAACATTCCACCTACTGCTACCAATGTTCCTGACGCAAGAATGAATTGACCAATCGCATGTTCTCCTAGTGCATTGGCTCTAATGTTTGCATCCTCATGATTTATATCTCTCCATGCACTATCAATAATATGTTCACCTAATCCCACATAACGAACGGTTGCTTTGAATAGATTTATTAAAGTTCTATTAGTAGGAATAACTGCACCTGTTATAGGGAATGCCTGTTCAGTTTCTTTGATCTTCTGTGATATGTGAGGTATGGCTTTTCTTGCAGTATGGAATGCAGCGTTAACTTCTTTATTAGCAAAGCCTTTATAAAAATTCTCTTCATCAACGTTTGCCTTTACAAATTCTTCTGCGAACTTAACTTTTTCCGCAGCATCAACAATACCTTGTTCCTCTGCTTTCTTGATTCCATAACGCCATGTTCTTTGTTCTGGATCAACCTTAATTTCATCTGTCATGTTTACATAATTCATCCCATTCTGTGCATACTTACTATCTAAATAAGCATTCTCTATTAGTTCACCATTGATAATCATATCAACCCATTTAGATTTTATTTGTTTCTCTACTTTCTCTACAGCTAAGTTAAAGTTTTTCTGAGTCGGCATGATTCCTTTCGCTCTCATATTATGTAGTTCTAATTCAAGTAGTCGAGCGTGTTCAAAAGCAGGACCACCAACTCCGCTAATGAATGTATCTACAGCAGATAATCCTTTACGTGCACCTGTTTGATATAAGAATCTAGTAGGTGCAAATTTATTCATATAACGAATAGCTAAAGCAATTGGATTAGCAGTTGGTTTATCAAACCAGTTAGCAGTAGGCGACTCTCTTTTAACTAAAGCCCTATCTGTACCAGCCGCTTCAAATTCTTCTTGTGTTAATAAATTACCAGCTTTATCTTGAGCCTCGAATTGTTTTACTCTTGCATCCTGATAATGTTGTTTTCCGGGATTAACTAAAGCCTCTCCTGTCTTCCAAGCAAATCCTGACAATCTCCAAGCATTAGGAATTTCATAGAACATCTGTCTCCATAAACGCATATCAATTGCCTGTCTAACCTTTGCTGACTCTGCTTCAAAGTAATTACCTTTTGCCATTGCTTGCTTATACATTTTCCCATTACCTATATATCTAGCAATTGGCATGGCAAGTAATCTAGTCGTACCAGCCAACGCAACCTTGCCCCATGTACTCATCCTTAAGAATAATGCGTTACGTCTAATGTCTGCAATAGTCCTCTGGAAGCCCATACCATCAGGGATCTCAGTAATTAGATCACTAACATCTTTGATGTAGAAAGTAGAATCTTTCTTCGGTAATGTATTCATTGTGTATGCAACTTCTGCTAACTCATCAATAACCTTTTCTGCCTCAACAGTAAGCTCTCCACTTTGAATTGATTTAAGTACATCTGGTGGTAACTTCTTCTCTAATATCTGTCCAGCATCTCTAATAGCTCTTTCTATAAATGGACGTAAAGCATCGTTACCTGCATCAACATCCATAGATGGAGGTTGTGCTGCCTGAGAGTTAATAACTCTATTCGCATCATTACGATCATAAATAACAACTCGATCTCCAACTGATTCAGTCTTTAAATCAGTCGGGAATCTAACCCCGTCATATCCTTTTTCTAGAGCATAGTTTTGTATGCCTAGTTTTTGGTCAGTACTTAAGATTCCACCTTTAATAACTGGATTAAGACCTATCTCTTCTAAAAACCCAGAAAGAGTTTTACCTTCTCTAACAAGATCAAGGATGACTATGCTACTAGGAAGACTTCCTTCAATAACAGCAACACCATTTGGATCATCATTAGTTGTGAAGTAAACACCATCACCTAGTTGACCATTCTCTACATCAAGTCCTTCAGTCATGGCTTTCTCTACCAACTCTTCACTTACCTGATAACTTTTTAATGGTGTATTACCTTGCAGAGTTAGATGTGATGTATCTACATTTATCTGCATCATGCGTCCAGACTGTCCCCACTTCCTTGTTATCTGTTCCCATACCTGATTAAGAACTAATTGGTTCTGCCATAAAGCAGTTAACTTACTTGCAAGAATTCCTTTCTGTTCAATACCAATCTCACCATCAGCAATTCCTTTGAAGGTAACTGATAATTCTTTAATGGCTAATTGATTTTGATCTCTAAGAACTCCAATAGCTGTGCTAGTAATAAGATCATCGTTAGCAGTAATATCTCCACCCCTTGCTTTCTCCCATAAATTAATTACTTTTTCTGTACTCATTTCATTTCCTAACGCCAACTCCTTAGCTGCATGTAAGATTTGAGCTTCACTTACATCTTCAATCCCTGTTCTTCCAGCACGTGTATCACTAATTAATTCCTTAATTTGATCTTCAACTACTCTGCTAGATAAAATAAATCCTTCTTCACTTAGAGATAAGTATAAAGTTTTACCCGGAATCTTCGAGTCATAGTTACCCTTAGCGTCTCTTCCTCTGCTAACAGTTCTTCTTGTATCTGACATCATTAACTCTAATAATGTAATATCACCCGCTTTCATTTGAGCTTTATATCCTTCTATTCTTGCATTGAAATCTTCTGGATCAGGTGTTCTAAATGCTGGCAGGAAATCTATATCTTGAACACTCTTATTGAAAGCACCAAAGTAATACATTGTATCACCAATCTTAAGAGAATCTCTTGCAGCAATCTTTCTATCTTTAACGTATTCACCTTCAACAATATCCTCAAACAATTCATCCCATCTTGTATATCCTTTTTTACCAAGCCATGATTTAACTGTATTTACAATCTGCTCTAACTTCTGTAGAGGTTGTGCCCATGTTGGTTCAGGCTTACCAACTGTTAAATACTGTCCCTTAACTTTATGCCATCCCATTGCTGCATAGGAAAGAACTTCACCAAAGCCTTCACTACCATTCAATATCTCTATAGCTTTATGTGGAGCAACACTTGCTGCTATTTCACGTAGATGACTTTCGCCAGTAAGAAGTAGCTCAGCATGTTCTCTAGTCATAAATCTTCTAAACACAGCATGAACTGCTTCATGTGTTATTGTCCAAAATTTCTGACTAAAACTTGCACGAACACCACCATAAGATTGAGCAACACGAATAAGATCGTGAGCAGCTCCTCTTGGATCAGCATGATAAGCACCTGCCGCCCTAAAGGTTTGCCCGACTCTATCTTTCAATTTAGGATGAACTCTTGCCGTTCTTTCTGAAACTATTTCTTTAATTTCAAATGGAAAGTCAATCTTACCTGCTGGAAATATTCTTCTAGCTTGTCTAATTAATGCTTCTTGTTCTGCTGTCTCAGCAAGTGGACCTCTAAATCGAGCACCAAGAGTATCATCTCCATATCCTTCTGTTGGGAATAAATCTATATAATCAGTTTCATATTTTTGCTTCGCCCTCTTCATTAATTCATCTACAGATTTACTCTTAGGATCGTTTACATCTAAATATTTTTTCTTTGTTTCTTCATCTAATTCTTCTAAAAACTTACCAGCTCTTGCATCCTCCCAAGGGAAAACCATTAAATCTGTTCTTCCTCCAAATTGCCAAGCAAGTGTATCCTCAACTCTCCAAGTAGAACTATCCTTATAGTTCTCCTTTAATTCATCTCTAATAAGAACACCAGTCTCAACAATCTCATCTTCTGGTATCCCTAATTCTTCTGTTAGCCAAGTCCAAAATTTCGCATGTGCTTTACTATTCTTCTTATTAGCTTTAGCAGTAGTAACTATATAGATAGCCTTATCAACATCTGATTCCCAATCAATATACATACCAGCATATTTAGGGGCAGACTTACCAGCCCAATTCTTACCTTGAGAACTATCAGCAAATGTAGGTCGTTTCGTAGGAAATACTCTTTCAGCATCTTCTTTTAATCCAGCTCTTTCAAAGAATTTATTTAACCACTTTGGATTCTCCCAGTTGTCTATATCAGCTAATTGCTTATCTGCATCTTCTCCTGCCTTTAGTATTTTCTTTCCAGCCGCATCAATCTTTCCAGCTATCTCAAGTTGCAAAGCCTTTGTATATATCTGAACTTGTTCAATATCTGCAATAGCTTTCTGAAGAAAAGCCTTACCTGCTTTCTGAACATAAGGTGCAGCTAGTCTTCCAAATCTATCTGCTGTTTTTATATCTCTTAAAGCTTTCTGTGTCCCTTCTTCTATCGCAACTCTTCCTATATTTAATAGATTAACAAAATCTCCTACAGTATCAATTGGACCTAATCTACCCTCTGCGTCTCTACCATCGGCAAACTTTTCAAAAGAATCTATTAATCTATTAAATGCAATTGATGCTTGTTGACTATCAGGTGCAGATCTAATAAATAAATCAAGTGGTGTTTTTGGATCTACAGTCGCTAATGCTGTAACTGCTGGAGAAAGATCTTCTATAGGAATTTCATTTGGACGTTCAGTTAAAAGCTTTTGGATCTCAGGTATTGGAATTTCTTCTGCGTTTACATCAACTGTTTGATCTTTTGCATCACTAATAAACCAAGGATCTTCAGGATCAATACTCTTCTTTATTTCTTGAACTAATGCAGGTGAAACCTTAGCCTTTGTAACTTTTGTAGGAGGTGGAGTATCTTCAATCTTTCTTAGATCTGAGGTAATCTGACCTTTATTTGCAAGTTGATTAGTAGCTTTTGCTCTAACTTCTGTTGGGAATGTCTCATTAAATGTAGCCTCATCTTCAATAACAGTTTTAGGATTTATCTCTTCATCTGGTAGTTCTCTCACTATTTCTGTTCTTGCTACTTGTTCTGTCTTTTTAGATAGATCAGTTACTTGTTTGACTACTGATTGATTGAATATACTTTCAGGAACTTTTGTATCAATACGACCTTCCTGCATAATTGCTTCTTCAATATCAGAAAGCCTTTTCTTAACTAAAGATGCAGCATTATTTCCTTTAACTTGTGAAGCTAAATCTGTAAGAATATTAGTGACTGGTCCATCAAGTCCTGCCACTCTATTAAAGACATTTAATACAGCCTGAGTTGCTAACCTTTGTTCTTTACTACCTTCAATATTAATTCTTGTACCTGCTACTTCTTCCAACATTCCAGCTTGTTCAAGTCTTGTAGCTGGAGCTAATGCTCTTATTCTTGCCCTTAATTGTTTTACTACCTCAGTTCTAATTGTTAATAGCTGCTTGATGTTTGACTGTTTAAAGTAAGCACTTAACTCTGGGAATACACCTTCTTCAACTCCAACAGTTGCATTCCTTGCCATTACTATCGCTTGCTCAATCCTTGCAATAGACCATCGCTGTTTCTTGGCAATCTTATAAATATCTTGGATAGCTTCTGGACTCACACCTTCAGCCGAACCTAAGGCCAATGCTTTAGATACAGCCAATTCACCTGTACCAACTTGAGCAAATAAATCATCTGGCAATCTATTAAGTCGAACAGCTTCAGCAACTAAGGAACTTTGTAAGTTAATTCCTCTTGCTGCTAAATCATCAATAGTAAAGTTCTCATCACGTAGGAACCTTGCAACATCTAATGATTCAATACTTCCTTTTAAACTTTGAGTACCTGCAATATTGATTAATGCTGCTTTGGCTCTAGCCTCCTGCCATGTAGGAACATTAATAAAACGAGAGAGAATATTCTTTCTACCAGATCTCCTAGCAAGGTCTAATCTATTATGACCATCTATTACATAGATACTTCCGGAATCACCAATAGTTCCATCTGTATCACGCCATAGAGTTACTAATCCTGCTAATTCTGTATCAAATCCTCTAGCCCCTTGAAGAGATCCACTTACCCCTTCTACTTGTGTAGCTCCAGATTCTTTAACTTGGAAGTATTGAGGAGCGGTTTTAATTTCATTAAGAGGAACATCTGATACTTCTTCAGGCAACGGCTTGATTAACGCTTCATCTATATCCATCTGACGAAGAATCTGTTGCTCTTTTGGCTGAGCCGTCTCTTTCATTCTCGACATTGTTTCCGTCAGTTCCTTTAATGCCGATTCAACTTTATTATTAACAACTTCTAATTTTGCTTCTGCCTTTTTAATAGCGTTATTTAAAGCTTTTTCATCTTTAATATCAAATTGAAGTAGATCTGCTGTATCAAAAGAGAAACGTGCATCTAATTTCGACTGTGGATCTATAACAATATTTTGTTGTTCTGTATATGGTTGAGGCCATTCTGGTTTTCTTTGATTCTCCTTAAGCCAATTAGACCACCTACCTCCCGGAACCATTTCAGTGGCTGCACTTTTACCTTTCTTTGTTTGTACTCCTGTCTCCTCAGCAGGCCACTTAAGTTTTCCTTCTCCAAAGCCTAATTTAATTTTATTAAGTAGACCTACCTTAAAACTAAGAGTATCGCTATGAAATACCTGCCCAAATAAATTCGTATAGTTTTCACTCAATGCAGTATTAAATTCGGTTCCTATTTGTGAAGCTAAACTTCTATCAAATTTAATCCCACTACTCAATCCACGCCTACTTAGATTATAAGCATCACCTAGTACTTCAAATCCAGTACCAGCAGTAGCACCACCAAATAATTCATTAACACCAACGTTTTTAAATAGTGCCCAACTAGTAGAATCTAATTCATTACTTTGAAAGATTTTTGTAAATGGACTTTCTAATGCAGGCCATTGTGCAACAATTGCATCAGATATATTTCCATTCTGTCGGTTATAGGAAATAAGTTCAATTCCAAGAGAAGGAATAGCCCATTCAGAAATTCCTTTAAGTGCAGTTCCCTTACTGTATTGACTAAATGCTGCTGCGAAATTACCACCAGCAAAACTCTTTCCAGCCTTATATCTTAATGCAGTTGATGTCCTCATTCCCGGACCATGCAAAGGCATTTTATTTCCACCTGCCTTTTTCATTGCAATTATTGATATTGCAGTAAGAACTACATGTGGTCCCATATGTGGAGCACCACCTTCTATAAATCGCTGATACCATTTAGCATCAGTTCCTAGAAGAGGAACATTAAAAGTAGGATCTTTTAATCCCCAAACATTATCTAAATTTCCACCTTGGAAATTAAGCAAACCACTTTTTAAATCTTCTGACAGATATTCACGACCATTATATAAAACTGATTTAAAAGATCCATCCTCGTTATATTCAACTTTCAAACCTAAGTTATCTCTAATACGACCTCGACTTGAGTCATAAGCTCCGGGAATAACTGCACCAAGAACTGTAGTTCCACCATCTCTATTCGGAACTTCTAAATAAGTTGGCCATTCTTGTCTCTTCCAAAACCATTTAGCTGTTTCAAGTTCATTTAATCCAAGTCGATTTCCAACTTGAGATTGATTTAGATAAACCTCCTCGCCATTCCCTGTTATCCATGCCCTTGAACTTATCCCTTTTTGCTTTAAGAAGTCAGAGTTAAAGTTACGATTAGCTCCCATTGGAGCATCATCAAAGACAGGCCCCTCTCCTGTGTAGACAGGATAATTACCTGTTAAATTTCTTGCATTATTTCCTTGAAAAGAAATTCCTCTATTGACATTTGCAAGGATATCTCCAGTAAAAGATGTTGTAGCATTCCAACTTGACATTGCTGTTCTTCTTGCACTACCACTGAAATTATGTTGATAAGCAGTGCCACTGGGATTTTGCCCGTTACTTAGTGCTTGTAATTTAAATCGAGTTTCTTGAGGTATCTCTGGATTATTAATAGCAGCATTCAGTTCTTCAACAGTAACGTTTACTCCTCCATCACTTGTTTCTTTTACTAATTCCTCTATGACTGGTATCAAATCAGGATTCTCATCTATCCAAACACTTATTTGCTTAGTTATTTTCTCTTGATCAGAGTCAACTTCTTTTTCTTCTGGTGCTGTATATACACCTTCATAATCTATATCGAATAAATTTAGATTTTTATCAAGGAATGTCTGATCTGTAGTGAATCCTTTCTCTTCAAAGATACCCTCATAATTCTTAAAATCATAAAAATAATTAGTTGGCTCTTTAATATCTACTTTCTCTGATTCTACTTTTATTGGCTCTACTGTTTCTCCCGTTGGAATATCTCCATAAGTATCCTCTGATTCCTCACCATCTGGACCTACAGATTCGATGACTTCAGGGAAATCTCCTTCAGGCATCACCCATTCTGTTTTTTCAACACCTTCTGTTACTACTTTCTCAAGCGACATGAGTTAACCCTCGGATTTGATTTGAGATGTAAATTGATTCCTATGGAAATAGTATAGAGTCCTTGCTCTCTTAGGACTAACTTGTAGTAGTAATCCTAATTTCACAAAGTTTGGAGTAGCGTTTAGCTCTTCTACTGTATAAGGAGTTAATCCTTTTACTCTCCCCATTGGATTGAAGATTGCTTCATATTGATTAGGTGCAGCCAAGATCTCTGCAATTGGAGCATTATTTGCTGCTACTGAACGAATTAAAAGATTCGCACCTACCTCAAATTTTTCTAAGTCAGTAGTCCCAGCTTCTAATAAAGCACCTAATGTCATTGCGTTTAGATCTTGTTCAGTAAGCGTTTGTATCCTTTCACCTGCTGCATCAATTAACTCAGGTTTAAAATCAAAGAACCAATTGCCTTTCTTATTGCTTCGATAATCTCCTTCTCGATAATTAGGATTACTCGCTCCACGAAACTGATAGGCTCCATTCATCTCACTAATTAGATTCTTTAAAGCATCTGGTTCTTTAAGAGGATCTGTTTCTTGAGTTATAGCTGGTAGAGGTGGCATACCTTGGAAGACACCAGATAAATTAGTAGAAGCAATTAAAACTGAAGGTTGAAAGAATGAAGAAGTAGAAGCAAAAGTATTAAATGAATTATTCATGGTCTCTTTCTGTGCGATCTTTCTATCGTTTAAACTTGAGATTTCTTTCTTTTGAGCTTCGTTTAAAATAATTCCATGCTTCTTGTATTCATGTATAAGAAAAGTTCCTAATTTTCCCTGTGCATCTGCTGGTAAATTATTAACAATAACTTTAAGTCGCCTATCAATTGTCCCTTTACTTTTAAGTTGTTTAATAACACTATCTAAAGAGTCAACACTTAATAAAGGTGTATCACTTTCATATAAAATTCTTAGCCTATCTCTACCATTATTATTTAACAATCCTTCAGGAGAAAGCTCTTCAGTCTTAATTGCTTGTTGCTCCCATCTATTTAAACCTTCTGTTACTGTTCCTTCATAAGTAGGTTTTACAATAGTTTTCTCTTCTTCTTCTTTCTGATAGGCATCTGGCATATATTTATTTATGAATTGTTTTTTATTGTCTGCTGTAAATTGTGCAACAAACTTCTCATTGTAGTCATCTAATTCTTTTGTTGACCAGTTAAGATCTATTCCTCTGACATAAGTATCTATTATATTTGCTTCAATTAAACTCCACTGAGCCTCTTCATCTAAAGTATTATATTTTCCTTTTTCTTCTCTACCTATAGTATCAATATAGTATTTTTTAGCTGATGATAAAACCCCTTGGATTGGTTTAAGTTGTGATGTTTGTAACTTTGAATATAAACTTTGATATTTATTTGCCTTCTCGTTTAAATAAGTATCAGCCTTATTATATCCTGACCATTTCTCAGTGAAGATATTAAGCTTCCGATTAAATAATTCAATCTTACTTGAATCTCTCATTGCTAATTGTGCTGCTCTATTTAAATCATCCACATCTTGGTTGTAGTCAACAGAT